ATCTGACGCTTGCGCGGGTTCCACTCCATCTCCTGCGTCACGTCACGGTGGAAGCCGACGACGAGATTCGATGCGGGCGTCATGTAGTGCTTGTCCGCGTCGAGATGTCGGTCAACCGTGATCGGGATCCCGAAGTAAGCAAGGCCCGAAGACCCTCCAGTCAGCGTTGCGTCACCGAGCGCGGTGGCACGTCCACCGAGTTCTTCCATGTACACAGTTGCGAAGCCGGGTGAACAGAAGATTCGCTGATCTCCGTTCGTCCGGTACTGCGACGGCATACCCTTGTAGAGTGCGTTGAGCGCGGTCAGCGCAGTCGTATTTGATGTCTGATCGACATCAAGAACGCCTGAGTCAGCCAACGCCAAAGCCTCGAAGCCGGTGTTGATCGCCAAGAAGGTGCCGGTGGACCCGTCACCGTTCCAGCCGAGGTCGTTCAGTTCTTCGCCGATCGCCTTCGCGCATACGTTGGCAATCTGCTGTTCGGCACTTCCGCCAGCGATATTGTCTTCAAGGAAGCTGAGCGAAAGATCCTCTGCCCAGACGCCTTCAGTGACAGTCAACGTGCGAGCCGTGAAGCTGATCGCGTTCGTGTCTGCCACCGCAGTGTTCTCAACACCGGCAACCATCTGCCGAGTGCCGACGCCGATGCGGTCGAGCCGTGCTGTGGGCGAGTTCATCATGCGCCGCTCGATCACGCCAAGCGTCGGCTGGTCGCCAACGACGTAGTCGAGGAATGCGCCCGCAGTCTCGTCCGTGAGCTTGCCTGCCGACGAGATTGCCGCGAGATTGACTGCGCGGCTTTCACCGTTCAGAAGCTCGTGACGCACGGCGTCGATGTCGTCGAAGAACATGCCCTTGAACGGGTCGCTCTTCGTTTCGACGGGTGCCGCAATGAGTCCTTCGTTCACCTGCACGAGGCGCAGGTGTTCGCTGATCTCGGCGAGCTTGTCGTTCTGTTCGGCGAGCCGTGCTTCGAGGTCTGACACCTTCTCGTCGCTCGGCGTGGTGCCGCGTTCTTCGAGGCTGGCAAGTCGTTCCTTGATGGGATCGACTGCTTCCTCATTGAACTTGCGGATGTCTCCGCGCAGTTCGTCGATGGCTTCGTTGAGTTCCATGTTGGACTCCTTCTATCGGATGGAGCGCCGCAGGCTTTCGCAAGCAAGCAGGCTTCGTGTCGCATCTCGAAACGCCTCGGAATCTACGCCCGAAGACGGAGAGGGTTGCGGGAAGACTGGCAACCGAATGGAGCGCGCAAGCGCAATCGCATTCGGGTTAGATGGGACCGGCACGAGACTGACTTCGACCAGCTCGGTGCGGTTGTATACGGGCACCTCGGTGCCTTCGATGGCGCGCGTCGTCATCGAGTCGGCATCTGGAATGAAGCCGACGCTGACGGCTGAGAGGAACCCGGCACGGACCAGATCGCGCGCCATGACAGCGCGGTCGTGTTCGGCCCACTCGACTTCGATGTCAAAGGCGTTGTCGTCTTTGCGATAGTCGATGACGCGACCCAAGACGTTCTCAAGATCAGGCGGTCCACCGCCCGAGCCATAGGCATCGTGCCCCCACATGAAGACCGGGTTGGCGCTGTAGTTTGCGGTGTCGATGCCACGCGGTTCGACGATCGTGCCGTGCCGGTCGATGTCGTTCGTCGAGGCACGGAACCACGTTGTCGTATCGGTCTGCTCGATAGCGGCTGCGCGTGTGTTGATCGAGTCCATATCTATTCTCCTGTCACGTCGAAGGTCATCACGCAGCGGCATCGGATGACGTTGCCCGCGCTGGCGTTGCCGTCGAGCGGGCGCATCATGTCTTCGCCATCGACTTTGAATGCTTCGGAGCGCAGCACGGTGCGCCGGTTCTCGCCTTGTGCGTTCTGGATGTTCTCGGCTCGGTGCGCTTCGCGGGTGCGGTTGTCCTGTGTCGGCACCCAGGTCTTCGTCACTTGCAGCGTCGGGTTCGTCTGATCGAAGGCTTCGGCGTTCGTGTACTTGCCGTGGTTGTACGCGCCTGCTGTCTCGGTGCGTGCGATCGTCTCGGCGCGCACGCCCTTGAACTCATCGAACTTCGAGCGCAACCGATTGGCGATGCCGTCGATGGAATCGCCTTCGCCAAGCGCGGTGTCGAGGACGTCACGCACGGCATCCTTCGTCGTGTCGGACACGGCAACGATCTTCGTGGCTGCGTCATTGCGCGCCCAGGCAAGCACCTCGTCAGAGATCAGGCTGAAGTCGATCAGCAGTTCCGGCGCGACGGTCGATGCGATCTCGGCGCTGAAGTCCTCGAAGCCTTCGCCGAAGTTGCGCTCGGCTTCTTCGGTCAGTAGTGCGCGGATCTCGTCGTTGAACTGGTCGATGATGATTGCCAGGTCAGCCAACGAAGCACGATAGACGGGTGCCGCTCGCTTGCCTTCGCGCACGCCTTGAATGACGGCAGACTGCATCCGGCTGAAGATCGCGCGCAAGCGTCCTTGCATCCGACGCTCGGCTTCGCCTTGACGGGTCAGGAAGCGCAGCGCGGTAAGCTCCATTCGCTCGTCGCTCGGATCTTGAAGCTCGCGGTCATCGACCTGAACATCCGATTCAATGCTGATTTCGACCGATGAAGATTCATTTTCGACATTGATCGTCTGGATGGCTCGATCCACGGCAGCGGCGACGGCTACGGGCTCGTTGATCCCGGCGTTGGATTCCGGTCCAAGAATGCGCCGCGCTTTGTCTTCGGACATCGCGAAGGCGCTTTGCACGATCTCAAGCGCAGACGCATAGGGCAGCGCGCCGGACATCATGGCTTCGACGACGCTGACGAGTGACGCGACTTGCGCGCCGTTCAATACGAGATCGGGCGCAACGCTGTCGCCAATGCCTGCTTCACCTCGGGCAGCATCGACGGCGACGGGCTCGGCTGCATCTCCTGTGCCTGCGGACATCGGGGCCATGCCCGTCTCGGGATTCTCAACAACAGTCGAGCCCAGCGGCACGAAGTAGACAGCGCCATTGCCGTTCTGCTCGGGTGGAAAGCCGATGCGCTCGCGGTACTCGTCGAGGGTGATCGCGCCAGCGGTGAACGCCGTTTGCGCGGCGTCACGGTTGAAGGTCTTGTCGGCGACTTCGACGGGATCGAACTCGAAGACGAAGCGTGACGGGTCGAGCCCGAGACGTGGCAAGACGCGCAACGTGATTGGCTCGTGATAGCGGCGCAGACGTGGCCCAAGGCACAACGACGTGTAGACCCGATCCGACTCTTCGCCGTTGGCTCGGCTGGCGTCTTCGACGAGCCCGAGCTTCGAGGCGGGCACATGATATGCGGCAAGGATCTGGTCACGGCTGACGCGCGCGAGATTCAAGAACTCAAGGTCTTTGATGTGCGCACTTAGCGTCTGGAACTGCGCGCCCTTGCCCAAGACTTGGATCTTGTCGGACCCCGCGTGCGATTCGGTCCAGGCGTCGGACAGCGTTGCAGCCTGCTCACGGGTCAGCTCGTTGTCGGTCGTCAGGATGCCGGTCGGCTGTGCGTGGTTGCGCAGATGGCTGGCGGCATAGGCACGCGAATAGGTGTCCATGTCGGCAGACATCGCAACGGCACGGATGGGCGAAACGCCTCCGGTCGGGTCGATCGGATCGGGATAGCGGAACATCACCACGTCGTCGGCAGGCAGCACGGTGCGCTTCATGCCCGTGGCTGTGACCTCCCAACCGATGAGCTGCGTGCGTGCTTCGTTGTAGACTGCCTTTCTGATCCAGTCGGGGTTCAGGCTTTGGATCCCGACGACGTTGCCGCCGGGTCCGTTCGTGATGAGATGCCAGAAGGCGCGGCCAGCGAGATCGAGATGCACCTGCGTCAGCTCGATCAGGTCGCCCCATGTCTGCATCGGTGTCGGGCGCAGCAGCACACTCGGCAGGCGCGGACCATCAAGCGGCTTCCAGTCTTCGCGAGACGTGCCTGACTTCTCCCAGACGTTCCACGAGGAACTGCGAACGTCTTGGCTGATCGTCGAGACGCACGCATAGACCCAGCCCGAGTATGACTTCAGCGCGTCGGTGTCGTTCTTGATCGGGTCGGTGTCATAGGTGCCCTGATTCAGAATGCGTGCCAACGAGAACTGTGTGCCGGTCGTCGGCACGGGTAGTTCAGCGCCACGGCGCAGGAGGTTGTCCATCATGCTCATAAGAAGACCTGCGCTCCCCGGTCAGTCGTCAATTCGGTTGCGGCCCACACGAAGGCATCTGCGGCGTCTGGTGAACCGTCGAGCGCGTACCCTTCGGGCGTGAACGCCGCGAGCTGCGCTTCAAGGTCTTCGAGCCCAGGCAGCGTGTGTGCCTTCGACTGCTCGAAGCGAGCGAGGATCGGTTCCGCTCGAACGTGTTTGCCACGGGTGGCGGTGACGAGCTTGATCGGCACATCGGCATCGAGCGAGCGCAGCGTGTGTTCGACCATCAAGCCGCCTTGGTTCTTCTCGGCCACGATCAGGTCGGCGTCGAACTCGTGATAAGCATCAACGGCGCGGCGAGCCCAGCCTGCGGGACCGAGACGACACGAACGGTCGGCGAGTGCATACAGGTGATCGTCCACGCCCTTGGCAGTGACGACGATGCCGGTCAGGTCTGCGTTCTCGCCTGCGGTTGCGGCTGGATCGACGCCGACGACGATGCGACCCAGGTCAGGCGCAGCATCGACGCGCAGGTCGCGGATCTGCTCGCTCGTCAGGATCGCGCCGTCCACGTCTTCGAGGACCTCGGCGTATATCTCTTGGCGACCCATGCGCGTGCCTTCGTAGCGGCGCACGATCTCGTCAAGGAACTGCGGCGCGAGGTTCGCGCGGTTGTCGTAGGTCGAGCCGCGTGTCACGGCAGTCAGATCGTGTTCGAGCAATTGCTTGATGATCTTGGTCGGGCGCGGCGTGGTGGTGATCATCGCACGCGGGTTCGTGCCCAGGCGCAGCGCAAACATCGCCATGTCCCACGCTTCAGCGCGCGGCCATGCGGCCAGCTCGTCGGCCAAGAGCAGGTCCGTGTTGACGCCGCGCAATCGGTCGGGCTCTTCGGCGCTGTACAGCGTGACGACGCCACCGTTCTCCCAGGTCAGGCGGCGCTTCGATGGCTCGTAGTTGGGTCGATCCCACGGCGGGCAGCAGGCAAGGAAGCCGCTCGGCCCTTCGACGATCGTGTCACGGCAATCCGATGCAGTCGGCGCAACGACAACGGCGCGGCGAGCGCGACCCGTCTCGATCTGACCGCGCACCCATTCAACACCAGCGCGCGTCTTGCCGAAGCCACGACCGGCAAGGACGAGCCAGAAGCGGTGATCGCCTTCGGGTTCGATCTGGTTGTCTCGGGCATAGATTTGCCAAGAGAAGCGGGCGCGTGCAAGGACAGACCCGCTCGCGTTGTTGAGATATTCGCGCACGTCAGCGCGTTCAATCAGCGCAGCGGCGCTCAATCCAACTCACCCAGGAAGCGCGACAGTTCAGCAGCCGCCACTTCCATCTCGCCGGATAGTTCAACGTCGGCAGCAACTTCGAGCTTCGATACCTTCGGCCACTCGCGTTCGATGTAGTGAGCGAACGCTTCTTTGTTCTTCCTATTAAGAAGCTGCCCGACGAATATATCAGCCAGCAAATCGAGCTTCGTGGTGCCATCGGCTGAACCCGGCAACTGCTCATCGAGCTTGGCTCGGACGATCGACTCAAGCGTGTTCTTCGAGCCCTTCGGGCGTCCTGCCGGGTTGCCTGACTGACCCGGCTTCCACGGTCTGAGGTTTGCCAATGATTTATCGCTAGGCAATCTCGACCCCAGTAAATCGCCATTGTATTAACAAAGACGCAGGAAGCCCGCGCGCGGAAGTCGCGGCGAGTCTTACCGGAGACGACTACCCGTGACCCGTTATCCAGTCAACGCCTATTCCCTTTTCGGGGCACTGCTCTTCGTTTGGGTCACCTGACCCAGAAACGCGAAGAGCCCTCACCGTTGGTGCGGCGAAGGCTCATTCGGGAATGATCAGCAGAAAAGATAGACCTTGCTTAATGATACTACTCACCCGGCTGACTACGGGAGACGACTACCTGTGACCCGTTATCGCGTCAACGTCTATTCCCTTTTCGGGATAGTCTGGCCCATACCTGCGGGTGCCGCTCTCGAAAGCGCCGACGGGCGCGCTGCTTGCGCCATGCCTGAACCGCACGCCAGATCACCATGACTGGGATCGTGATGCGAAGCGGCGGGAGCTTCACGCGCGTTCCATGATCGCCATCGTCTTTTTGGTCATGCGCCGGATTAAATACCCGTATTTCCTAAGCGGGCTAGATCCGTGGCAATGCGCGACTCGATGGGAGCCCGTTGGCGATCCTCCGGGCTCGGCTCCATGGGTATGGTGTCCACGGCAGAATGGACACCAAAACTTCCAAACCCGATTGCCTTCTCTCGTGCGATGCTCGGTGCATTCAAAAAGCGGTAAACCCGATTTATTCATCGTTTCCCCCAAAACAAACGTGATCGTGGTGCCGCTAACAGAATCGCATTCTTTACATCCAGCGCCTCGACACTTCTTGCAGTTCATTTCGTGATTCCTTTCGCAGCGGTTTGCACGCCTTGGATCAGGTTCAACGTGTCTCGCATCAGTTGTTCGCATAGATCGCGATCGACGTCCGTGCGTTCGAGCGCCAGCAGCAGGTATGCGCCCGTGTCCAAGAGTTCCTCGAAGGACTCGATCAGCGGGTGCCCGCCCGTGTATTCATCGAAGCCAAGCTCGGCGAAGTGCGCGCGACCGCGCTTCCATTTTTCACGGACAGCAGGGAACGGGTCGAGTGCAAGCAGATCCGCGTGCGGTGTGTCGAGTTCGCTCACGTTTTGAGTTCCTCCGAACGCGCAGAAGAAATCGCATCTTGCAAGTCGGGAACCCAAAGATTCCCTACATAGGCGGATGACTCAAAAGCTAACCGAGCCAACACCGCGCGAAGTCGCCGGTTTTCTTCTTGCAACAGCGATGCACTGGTTCTCCATTTTTCGCACTCGTGTTCAAATTGCTCCGAACG